TCAATATTTTCAAACGGACTAGGCATACCAACTAGCCCGACTAATATGCCAATTCCTAGTGATATATTTTTACAGTATGCTGGTGAAGAACAACAATCATCACTATTCCAAGCTTTAAAATATAATATTTACAGACCAGATTATAGTAAAGTACCATTACCTAGTAATATAGAAAAGGTAGTACCATTCTATTATGTTGGCTCTAAAGAATCAGAACCAGGAAAAATACAAAGTCCATTAGACGCTGTACCACAAGACGAATTTGGTAGAAGTACTGGAGCTTTGGTATATGGACCATCAACACTGGCAAAAGAATTAGAAACAGTAAATGGAAGAGCTACTTGGTTATTCCAAACTTTTGGTCTTATGGGTAAGACTTATATGGATGGTGGTGGTTTATCAGCTGGGTGGACTTGGTTTGGTAACAAATCTTTTGCGTCTTTAAATGCACCACCACAAATGTTAACTACAAAATCATCAGAAAAACCCAAAAGAAAAGGTGGTTTATTAGACGAAACACAAAAACTTATAGATTCCGCACCATTAATGGGTGGTGCAAGAAGAAAACACGCTGGACATGCAATAGACCAAACATCTAAAATATTTAATGATGGGTACAAAAATATATCTAAAGGTTCTGGGGTTAAATTTGTAGACGAAGGTATTTTTGGTTCATTACAAGAAAGAGAATTCTGTCGTACCTGGACCAAAGATAACCCATATTATAAATTTAATAATATGGTTAGGTTTAAAGGTAACCAACTAGGTAAAGAAAGTTCTGTGTTAAATGATACATTTAATTTAAACATAGCTCCTAATATGGGTATAAATGTAGATACGGAAGCAAAAGAAAAAAATGTTAAAAAATATATGTTTTCTATTGAAAATTTAGCTTGGAGGGGGAGTGAAGAGTTACTAAACCTGCCAAAGGCAGAGAAAGGGCCAAATGGTGGAAGGATTATGTGGTTTCCACCATACGACATAAGTATTGGTGATACAAACTCAGCACAATGGAATTCAATTAACTTTTTAGGTAGACCAGAACCAGTTTACGCTTATAACTATACTGAAAGAATTGGGACATTAGGTTTTAAAATTGTAGTTGACCACCCATCTATATTAAACGCTATAGTACAAAAAGAACTAGCTAAAACACCAGACGGTGTTGCTGATGCAGCTTTAGAAGCTTTTTTTGCTGGATGTAAAAACTATGATGTTTATGAATTAGCTGAAAAATATGAATTTTTAACACCAGACGAAATAAACCAAGTTTTAAATAGTAATGAAACCAACCCAACACCACCAAATACAGACCCAGGTCCTGACAATGCTGTGGAACCTACAGATGAAAACTCAAGTGACCCAAAAACATTCTGGGATACTTGGACAGAAACTGTAGCCGAAGGTGGTGGGGGTGTAACAGAAGAATTTAAAAACACACTTAAAAACAATACCACAAATCAGGAAGAAAATCAGGCTAAATTAAAAACTAAAATTTTAAGTAAGTTGTTGGGTGAAGAAAATTATTTTAAACATTTAGAAACTACTGATGAATTTTTATATAGTTCTTTAAAAAGAAAATTACAATACTTTCATCCATCATTCCATTCTACAACACCAGAAGGTTTAAATAATAGACTATCTTTTCTATTACAATGTACTAGACCAGGAAAAACCATCCCAACACAAACAGAGGGAGGGTTAGAAAACTTAGACGCTGAAAATACGGCTTTTGGTGCACCACCAATATGTGTTCTTAGAGTAGGTGATTTTTACCACACAAAAATAGCTATAGATTCTGTTAGTTTTAGTTATGACCCATTAATATTAGATTTAAATCCAGAAGGGATAGGTGTACAACCTATGATAGCAACGGTCTCACTCAACTTTAAATATATCGGAGGTCAAGGACTTAAATCACCAATCTCACAATTACAAAATGCTTTATCTAACAATTATTTTGCTAATACAGAAATGTATAACCCTAATAGTTTAGTTAATACTGGTGACGAACCAGAAGAGTTTAATAGTTATGATTGGATTACAAATAAAGCGACTGATAAAATAAATGATTGGTTTTCATAAAAAATTAAAAAATGACAGGGACAACTAATTATAAAACTACTTTAAATACCTTTGTTGGTAGTAGTAAAGCCTATGGACTAGATGTTAAGAATAGAATACAAAATTTATTTTTATACAATAGTATGGGTTTAGTAGAAGAATTAATGTATTCTAGAAATTATCACGAAGGTATGTTAGGTGGTAACAATAGTATTGGTGGTGGGGTAACAAACTTAGTGGGTATACCAAAAGACTTACTAGACAGGGTATCAACCTACTACACAACATTAAAAATAGCTATTAGTAGTGAAACAACAACAATACAAACAAACTTTAACACCTTATCACCAACAGATAATGAAAAACTATATATAAAAGAGTTGTTAAATAAAGTATTAGAAAATCAATTTGAATATATAAACAATAATTTAATATCCGTAGTTAATAGTTTAAGAAAGTTACAAAATAATTTAAGTACAACAGCAGACAAACTAAATTTTATAACAGTAAATAATTACGATGGGTATTTTCAAAACACTTTTGGTGGGATAGTTGTGGTACAACAACTAACATCATCAACCACCACACTAATACAAGCATACACAGCAGATAGTGCAAGTATAGGTAATTATATTAGTGAATATGTTAATCCAACATTTAATAGAGATTACCCATCAGGTAACGAATATATTTTCTTTTCCAATCATATCTACACAAATAAGAGTTTATTATTTACTTTTGATGGCAATTATGAGAACGAATTAAAAAAATTAATAAGATTTAGAGATAGCCAACTCTATGATAATTTATTGAAAATAGACGAAAGTGGGTTTAAAGGTATAAAAGTAAAAACTAAAAGAGGGTTTGAACCATTGTTAAATGACATAATTAGGGGTTGGATTGGTTATGACCTTAGGTTTTTTAATTCTAGAATAACTAATGGTATCGTTGCTGGTTATGAAGTACTAGATGGGCAATTAAGTAATTATACTAGTGACTTTAATGTTGAGTTTGGTATAACAACTGGAACAACAGCACAAAACCTAGTTAGGGATAATTTACGTCAAAGACAAGGGGGTGTACCAGATAATAAATTTAATTTTAAATTGGAAAGACAATTACATATTAGTTAAAAATTATGAGTTACTATAATAGATATAATGAGTTTATTGTTAATGGTGATTATATAATGGTACCAGGCATAAAACTAGCACCAAAATCTAGTGATAGACAAGTGGTATATAAAACTGGTAAAAGTAGATTAGATAAATTTTCACAACAATACTACGGTTCACCATACTATGGTTGGTTAATTATGCAGTCTAACCCAACATTTGGTGGACAAGAATGGAATATACCAGATGGTACAATAATAACAATACCATTCCCATTAATGCAATCACTAGAGGACTATAAATCAAAATTAGACCAACACTTCCTCTACTATGGCAGATAAATTAAATTCCGGAGATGTTTTTACAAACCCAGTAGGTAACAATTTAGTTGTTGTTGACCCTAATAAAGTTATGGGCTCCAATGGTAAAATCGTAGATAGACTAGTCAATCACGAAGATTTAGTAATGTACGCCAACCTAACAGCAAAAATTTATCCAAGAAGTAAAATTATTGCTGGTGCAGCTGCGGGTGATGAAATAAAAGTAGATTTATTTGATGGTGAATTAAATTTTTTAAAACCAGGTGGTAAAAAGAATTTAGATTCAGATTGGACAGAAGGATTTACAGACCCAGATTTTGGTAAAAGTAAAAAAAGTGATAAAAACGGTGTTAAACCATCTAGAGTTTTTGATAATGATAAAGATTTTGGTGGGTTTGGTATCACATCTATAAGTGTTAAGGTTAATTCTTCCTATATACCACAAGTAAGTATAAACTTTACGGACGTTAGGGGTAAAACATTATTTGAACAAGCAAAAACTAACTCACCATACACAGCATTTTTTCACCTACCGTACCCAACATTTTTTCTAACACTTAAAGGGTATTATGGTAAAGCGGTTCAGTATCAGTTAACTCTGGAAAAATTTGTATCAAGATTCGACCCTAGTAGTGGTGACTATTTAATAACTTGTGATTTTAAAGGTAACCACATTGCCCTTTTACGTGATATAAACATGCATCAATGTGTTACAGCACCTTATATGTACCCCACAAGAGTAGATGGTGACGGAAACGTAACATCAACAAAAGGAAGACAGATTATGAGAAATGTCTATAAAATATATAAAGACTCTAAATTAATACCTAATGATTTTCCAGAATACACCATAGTAGAATTAATAGAAAAAGTAAAAACATTAGATAAAGATTTAGGAAAATTATATGGGCAAAAAAACTTAACAACAACTACGGATAAATTAAGGTATGAAGAAACCCTAGACAAATTAAAAGAAAAATTTAAAAAGGATTGGATGAGTGAGTATCTAGCCACTGACCTTGGAGAGGATGTAGAAATATTAATAAAAGAAGTTAATGGTGAAGGTAATAGTGTAACCAAAAAAGTTTGGACAACAGCCTACCCATTAAAAGCTACAGGAAATATAAATGAAGAGGTAAAGGCGGGTAATGGTAATCGAACAGAAATGTTACAACAAGCCGAAATAGAAGCACTTGAAGCTTTAGCACAAGTAGTTTTACCAGAATTAAGCAAATTAAGTGAAAACAATACATTTGGTGTTGATGGTGTAGAAGATGGCAAATATAAAGTAAATGACTATTTTGGTGAACGAGTGAGTAATGGATTTGGTTTTAACGTAAGACAACTCTATAAAGGAATGAAGGTAAATGGGCCCGACGGAATTAAAGTTGAGAATACCGAAAAACTTAACCAAGACTCTACGGGTAAAAATAGAGAACTAGAACCTTGGTTTATCACAGGAAAAGCAAGTCAAACTTTTTATGGTAGATGGAACCTACAAAAGAAAAGTTTTGATACTAAAGCTAAAGAAATGTCACAAGAAATTTCTGCTGAATTAAATGAACGACTACAAAATTATTTAGGGTTTGTACCTACAATAAGAAATGTATTTGCAATTATAGTTGCTGGTGCGGATACGTTTTTAAGGTTATTAGATGATGTCCACACAAATGCGATGAGACAAAGCACCAACCCAAAAAGGTTAGCGGTTGCTAATCAGTCAAATGATACAGCTAAAAATAATACAAAAGATAATGAAATTTGTTACCCTTGGCCTCAATACTATGTTGTTGAAGAGGAGGGAGCTTGTGGTATAACTTCTGCGGTATTAAAATATCCAGGAGCTACTGACGTAATAGACGTAAATGAATCTAATAACAAAAAATTTTGGCCAGAAGTAGATTTTGTAGAAGAATATGTTAAAAGTACCGTATATAGAATAAGTGATTATAAATTTGCAACTATTAACACAGGAATCTCAAAACAATTTACACCAATAAATGTTAGAGACTGGCCAGCAAAAACAGCACCCTACACAACTAAAGATAATAGTGAGTTTTTATTTGAAATATTAGATAGAGCACAATCAGTCATTACTTTTGGTAGTGTAATGACAAGATACCAAAGCTCCCAATCACTACCACTAATAGGTGAATCACTAACGGAATTAGCGGGGTATGAAGCACAAAATATAAATAAACAAATCGAAGAAAACCCAAAACTAAAAGAATTTATAGCATCCATAACAAGTTTTGAAGATATAGAAAGAAAATTAAAATCAACATCACCATACAACTTTAGTATCTATGAAAATTTTGGTATAATAACACCCTTTAACCAAAAAACATTTACAATTGAAACAAGACCAAATAACCCATTTGAAATTGTTAGTAAAAATTTCTCATTAAATTCTAGTGTTTTAGACGTTTCTAAAACTACCGGATTTTTTGATACGGTACCTTTCCTACCCCCAGCTCAAAATTCTGGGTGGGTAACTAAAAATTTAGCTGGTGGTGAATTAATTTCTGGTCCTGGTGATTTTTATAGGTTAAAAAATTTATATTATGACATAAATGATGATGGTGTTTTAAAAGATATTGATAATATACTGTATTTAACGGGCTCTGACGTATGTAGAGCAAGGTTTGATAGGGGTAGTTGGTTTAATACTGAAATAAGCGGACCAATATCCGACAGCTCAATTGTAGACGAATATTACAACACGAAAGGTTTTCTTACAGATACAGGCTTTTTTCTAAATTATACGGAAGGAAGTATTAAAAATTCTTTAACACCAATTAATGTTGTAAACCCACCTACCACAGCAAATCAAGAAATAGATTTAACAACTAAAAAGTTAACGTCTATGTTAAACACACCTTATTTTATTAATTCATTATTGGATGGTGTAAATAAAGACCAAGTTGGTTCTACAAATCCATACACATTAAGTTCTTATTTATTCTTAAATTCTTTACCATTAATAAATTTTAGAGAAAAGGTATTTAATGATTTTGGTGACATGTTGAGTTATGTAGCTATCTCATTTAATCAAATGCCAGCTTTACATAAAGTACCACTAACACTACTTCTTAAAATAGGGTCCATATGGTGGAGATATAAACAAAATGTAAAAACGGGAGCAGACCCATTAACAAGTGTTTGGGATAATCTAGGTAATAGTCCATCCACGGTATATGACCCAGTAAATAACTCAATTAACACAAACTTCACTTTTACGGGTAGTACTGATGGCACAACATATAACTATACCTCAGAAGATATCCCCAATAACTCAGTTAGTGTTGGGGTATATCCAACATTAATAGAAGCTATACAATATATAACAACTGACACAATAACTAGTTATACACCACCAGTAGCTGGTTCGTCTTTAAATTTAATGTTTAATCCACTACCTCTTCCATTAGTAGACCTAAATTTAACTATAGAAAATAACACTAATTTAGCTTACACTAGTACCGACGGAACCAAAATAAAATACTACAATGTATATCTAGACTCAAAAAATATAAATGATGATAGTTTGGGGATTAAATTCGGTAATAAAATTAAACCAAAAAGATACTTTATTTTATACCCTTGTACGGGCGGTATAAAATGGACTGAAGCACCGGCCTATGCTGACGACGGAAGTATGAGCCCAGCAATTCTACCAAACAACATAAACTCATTACACAATGGAGCCGCCAGAATGTTATGGTACTCATCACCCAAGGGATACTTTGAACACAAAAGTTCTTACAAACCCTCACCAAATCAATATATTAAATTAGTCGACCCATCGATAGATAAACAGACAATACCTTGGTCTCTTATAGAAGGTGGTAATTATTCCACAATAGATGATTTAAGGGGTGTGTTTAACACAGAACAACTTGACGAGTTTGAAAAAATGTTTTTAAAATTTTCTGATAGTAAAACCACTTCATCTGCGGTTACATCTACACTAAAAAGTATTATAAAAGATATTAGTTATGTGACCGACAGGGATATAGATGAGGCCACATTAGAATTTGATGTGGTAACAGGGTCAGATTTACTAGCGGCACAAGCACTTAAATTTCCATATATAATAGAAAATTTAATAAACACAAATGTAGATTACTCACATAATTCTACAAATAATTTGGATATGATTGTAAATGGGTCTACAGTACTACAAAACCTAATGGGTCTTTATAGTGAGAGTGTCGACTATAATTTTGGAACCTACGCAGAGTCATCAACACTAATCCCAACAACACCCGCAGGGACATTTCCACCATTAACACAAGAACATATAGATATGCAAATTTATGTGGGCGAACACTATGTTAGTAATGACCCATTAGACATACTTACTACAACAGATACTAGTAATCCATTCTATAACTTTTTTGTTACAGCAAGACCTGATGGTAATGGAATAACATTCAACAGTAATAATATACAAGCTTTTGCTCCAATAATTAGAATGTATGGTACCTATTGTTCAAAAACCCCAGCATTAAACACTTTTCCCGCTCATGAGTATTTTAAATTATTAGTTACAGAATTAGAAACATTAAATAATAAAGAAGAAGATTATGTTAACGCTATTTTAAAAGAAACAAACAAAAAAATAAAGAAAGAAAAAAATCTAAGTAAATTAAAAGAAGCTGACCCTAGAGCTAATGTGGAGGGGGATGACTTAAAATTAGAATTATATAATGGATTCAAAACTATGAATGATAGGTGGGTTTCTGGAATTAACCTAACAGCAACTGGTGGAACATTGTTTGAAAGATTTTTATTTTTAGATAGGGCAAATAGAGATATTGGAAGTGAAGCGATAGTTAATATATGGGATGTTCTAAAACTAGACTCCCCATTTGACGACGCTAGTTCTAAAACTCTAACTCAAAGTATAGCAAGTTACCTAAGTATTATTTTAGCTAATAATTATTTTAATTTTATACCACTACCATCCTACATTAACTTCTTTAATGTGGAGGGGGACAATTCACAAAGACAAGGTAATGCAATGTTTGGTACATTTACTACAGTAGATTATTTAGACTCTAGGCCAGCATTCCTATGTCAATACGTTGGAAAAACATCAAGTCAATTAGACGTAAAAACTTCTAACAATGGATATAGTACCGACACATTTAACGTTAATAACACAGCAAATAACCCACTATTGGCAGAAGAATGTGGTGATAGAAAACTATCCAACAAAGTAATGGGGTTTAATGTGGACTTTGGTATCGCAAATCAAAATATATTTGAATCGGTAACATTAGACCAATCACAATACCAAAACACTGCTGAAAGTTATAAAATTTTACAAGAAATGGCAAATTCTGGTGGTGGGGGAGCTACCACAATGGCCTCAACATCATTATATAATGTATACGCTAGTAGGTCTTATACAGCAAAAATTACCTGTATGGGTAACGTAACAATACAACCAACACAATATTTTCAGTTAAGATATTTACCTATGTTTAATGGGCCATACTTAATTATTAATGTTGAACATGATATAAGACCTAATACTATTGAAACTAGTTTTGAGGGCATCAGAGTACCAATACCAAAACTACCAAAAATAGATGATTTAGTACAACGTGTTAATGAAAGTTTATATAAAGAAGCGGAGACAAATCTAAAAGAAACGAGAAAACCAAACTACTACTATGATGATTTAACAGCTACAAAACAACAAATGAAACTACTACCAAACCAAGATGGGTATATAGATAGTGGTAGTACATATACTTCATTAAATGACCCAGTAACTTTTGGTTACGCTATGGACACTCAACAAGTAGAGTATTCAGAAGATAACCCACTAGAACCACACTTAGGTTTAGATTACATTCCTCTAACTGAATATACTGAATTAGCGTCTAGTGAAGAAGGATTATCGATATACCCAGTTATAGATGGTATTGTTACGGCAGTTCTTGATGGGTGTACGGTAGGTAATACTAGTGATAATTGTGGGTTAGGTAATTATATTGAAATAACAAAAACACTACAGGAAAATCCAACAGAAAACGAAACAGCTTACTACAAAGTTACGTACTATTACTTACGAGAAGGTATTTTAGTTGCGGCCAATGAAGGGGCGGAATCAATAGTAGACAGAAACAGTGTTCCAATTCAACCTTCTACACTAGGAGGCACAATATCCATGGGTAGAAAAATAGCTAAATTAGGTAATACTGGAAAATCTAAAGGACAACACCTACATTTAGAAATACGTAGAGGTGTACAAATAGAAGGCAAAATAGTAGAACACATACTAAACCCTAGAAATATAATACCACCTTTTTCTTTTTAGGTGGGTTTATAATCATCTTGGGGATATTTATATAAAAAAAGAAATATGATTTCAGAAAGTATAAAACAAAAATTAGGTAATTTTTTAGGCAAAAAAACAGATAATGTAGTTGAAAACGGTGCAAACCAAGATGGACAACAAGTTTGTGATTTAGATACTGGTGTTTGTTATACTATTAGAAGTAGGGATGGACTAATTGAAAGAGTTGAAAATAGTATTAGAGTAAATAGAAGAGTACAAGTAGAGTCACCATCAGGTGAAGTAAAACAATTATTAAATGGCTAAAGAATTAGAAAAAAAATTATTAAAAGAGTTATCTAGATTTAAAGAAATCGGACGTAATTCTAGTAACCTAGACGAACAACTTATTGGTGGTGGTTCAGGATTTGAAAAATCACAAGGAGCTTCAGACTTACTTAATAAGTTTAAAAAACGTCAAGAAATGGGTGAACAAGAAGAAGACGCTGATATACCTTTAGACCCAGAAGCGGAAGTAGAGGATTTAGATGTGTCGGTTGAAGATGAACCAGCAATAGAAGATGTTGGAGATGAAGAAGATACTTTAGATTTAGATACTGATATAGATACTGAATTGGGTGGAGATACTAAAGAATTAGATGTTACAGACTTAGTTACAAAACAAGATGAAGTTAATACAGAACTATCCGACCAAAAAGACATACTTTCTAAAAATAGTGAAAGTTTAGATGACTTAATGAATAAATTATCAGAATTAGAAACCCACTTATCATCTATGGATGATATGGTACAAAAAATTGGTAATTTAGAAAACAAAATTGAAGAATACCGTCCACGTACCCCAGAAGAAAAATTAGGATTAAAAAAACATGACAGTGGTCCCTACACTCAAAACCTAAGTGATTTTTTTGTTGATAAAGAAGAAGTGTTTGACAAGACAGGTAAAAAACAATACATTTTAACAAAAGATGATGTCGATAACTACAGTAAAGACGATATCAAAAAAAGCTTTTCAGAACCAGAAGAAGAAGAATAGTAAACTTACACCCATCTTTATTTGACATACCCATAATATATTCTTATATTTATTTATACATTAATTAATTAATTATTAAAAAAAAAATCATGAGTAATAGTTTAGACGCGGTTTTAGCTCAATACGAGAAAAACAAACAAAGTGGCGGTTCCACAAAACCACAAATGACATCAGAAGAAAGAATGAAACAATACCTTTCTATTATGTTACCAAAAGGAACAAAACAAGGAGAAAAAAGAATTAGAATAGTACCGACAACAGACGGTTCATCACCATTTAAAGAAGTATTCTTCCACAATGTACAGGTACAAGGAAGGTGGCAAAAACTTTATGACCCAGGAAAAGATGAAACTGGAAAACCATCTGGTGAAAGAAGTCCATTAAATGAAGTTGAAGAAGCTTTAAGATTAGCGGGTGACGCACAATCAAAAGAATTAGCACGTTCTTATCGTTCACAAAAATTTTACATTGTAAAAGTTGTAGATAGAGACAATGAAGAAGATGGAGTAAAATTCTGGAGATTTAAACACAATTGGAAAGGTGACGGACCTATAGATAAAATTATCCCTATTTGGAGAAATAAAGGTGATGTTACAGATATTAATGAAGGTAGGGACTTAATATTAATATTACAAGCAGTACCATTACCAGGGGGTAGAGGTGAATATACAACAGTATCTTCAGTTATGTATGAAGACCCGGGAGTATTATCAACGGACCCAGCTCAAGCAAAAGAATGGTCAGGAGATGAAAGAACTTGGAGAGATGTTTATTCACAAAAACCAGTAGAGTACTTAGAAGCTATATCTAAAGGTTTAGACCCAGTATGGGATTCAGAACTTAAGAAGTATGTTTACGATGACCCTAACAGTGTTAGTAATTCTACAAATACAACAACATTAGGTTCTACCGACCCTCAAGCAAACGAACCACAATCCGAAGATTTACCATTTTAATAAGTAGATATGGCATTAAAAAAAAGGACATTTGCGGACCTAAAAAGTAAATTCTCAAAGAAAGCTAACTTTAAACCAGAAAGATTTTTTGATTTAGGGAAAGCTTTCCTTGATGCTACAGGATTACCAGGACCGGCTATGGGACATTTACAAATGTTCCTTGGTCATTCTGATACTGGAAAAACTACTGCTTTAATAAAGGCAGCGGTTGATGCACAAAGTAAAGGTATATTACCAGTATTAATTATTACAGAACAAAAATGGGGGTTTGAACACGCAAAACTTTTAGGTTTTGATTGTGACGAAGTGGTTGATAAAACAACTGGTGAAATAGACTGGGACGGATTCTTCCTATTTAATAACGATTTTCAATACATAGAACAAATAACTGATTATATTAATGAGTTATTAGACGCTCAAGATAAAGGTGAGTTAGAATATGATTTATTGTTTTTATGGGATTCTGTTGGTTCAGTACCATGTAAAATGACATTTGATGGTAAAGGTGGTAAAATGCATAACGCAGCAACTTTAGCGGATAAAATAGGTATGGGACTAAATCAAAGAATAGGTAAGTCAAGAAGACAGGACTCAAAGTACGTAAATACATTAGTGGTTGTAAACCAACCATGGGTGGAGTTACCAGATAACCCATTTGGCCAACCAAAAATTAAAGCTAAGGGAGGCGAATCACTATGGTTAAACTCAACACTAGTGTTTAGATTCGGTAATCAAAAAAATGCTGGAACTACAAATATTTCAGCTGTAAAAGAAAAAAGAAAAGTAAAATTTGCTACCAGAACTAAGATAACAATTATGAAAAACCATGTTAATGGGTTAGGGTATGAAGATGGAAAAATACTAATTACACCCCATGGCTTTATAGCTGGTAGGGAAGCTAGTGAAGAAAAAAAATCAATAGATAATTATAAACAAGAGAATGCTACATTTTGGTCTGAACAATTAGGCGTAGGTGGTGATTTCGATTTAAAAATAGAAAAAGAAAATGACTAAATTAAAAACAGGAGACAAAGTAAAAGTACACTATGTGGGTACTTTAAAAGATGGTTCAGAATTTGATAATTCTAGACAAAGAGAACAAACATTAGAATTTGCTATCGATGATGGTAAATTACTAAAAGGATTTAACGATACAGTTAAAGATTTAAATGTTGGAGAAAAAGTAAAAGTAGAGTTACCAGCAAAAGAAGCTTATGGGGACTATATTACTGAAGCTGTCATTACAGTTAAAAAGACTGAATTTCCACCAGAAATGAAATTTGAAATGGATGGGTTCGTACAAGGGCAAGATAACCAAGGAAGGCCAGTACAAGGACAAATTGTTAAAATTGAAGAAGAAAGTATAAATTTAGATATGAATCACCCACTAGCTGGTGAAGATTTAAATTTTGAAATTGAGTTGGTAGAATTAGTAAAGTAAAAAAATTGTTTAATCTTTTAATTAAATGTCTTGACACGTACACTACTTGTTGATGGAAACTCTTTATTAAATACAGGATTTCATGGTATTAAAAATATGTATAATGGTGATAACCACATAGGTGGACTATATCATTTTTTAAATACATTAAGAAAACTAATTGATAGTTATGTCATAACAAAAGTTGTGGTATTCTGGGATGGAAAAGAAAATACCAAACCCAGAACCCAACTATACCCAGAATACAAATTAAATAGAAGACTAAAAGTAAAACCTAAAGAGGACTTAGATTCCTATGCTAGACAAAAACTAAGGACCCAAGAATACCTGGAAGAACTTTATGTGAGGCAAGCTACGTTTAAATGGTGTGAAGCCGATGACTGTATTGGATACTATTGTCATAATAATAAAGAAGAAGAGATTATAATACTAACTTCCGATAGAGACCTACTACAACTAATCTCAAAAAAAGTATCATTACATGTCATATCACTTAATAAAGTGTTTAGATTCAACGACAAGGTACCTTTAGAAGGGGTTTATATCCCATCCAATAATGTAAGGCTTGTTAAAACTATATGTGGTGATTCATCAGATAATATATATGGTATAAAAATGGTGGGTGTAAAATCACTTATAAAAATAAAACCAGAAATATTAGAAAAAAAAGTAACCTTAAAAGAAGTAATAGAAACAATAGAATCTAAAGAAAAAATAACAAAAAAAGAAAAAAATATATTGGAGGGTAACACACAAAAAGACACAAAGATACCTAACAAAAAAAATATCCTAGATATAAATTATAATATTATTGGTGTGGGAGAGCAATTCCTAACTAAAGATGCTATAAAAGGGATAAAAGAATTATCAAAAGAAGCGATAGACCCAGAAGGAAGAGAATGGAAAAATGCTTTAAACTTGATGATGTCAGATGGATTACTTAATATTTTACCACAAACAAATGATGCTTGGGTTGATTTTGTAAGGCCATTTTTAAGATTAACAAGAATAGAAAAAGATTTTTATAAAAGTAAAAAAAATGAAAAAAATGAAAAATAAAACCGATAACACACAAAAATGTGAATTTGTATTAACACTAGGAAAAAATATTGTATGCCAAAGATTCTTTTCAGTAAGAAATTTTAATAATAAAGCAACATTCTCTTTAGACTTACATTATACTATGACAGACATAGTAAATGACATGAAAGACCGTCTAAAACAAAAAACTTTATTTTTATTAGACAGTAATTTTAGAGAAAATCCAAACCAACAAGCTTTAGATGAAGGTGATTTTACGATAACTATTAAAAAAGGAAACAAAACTATATACAGTAGAATTCTACCTGCCGATGTCTACCCCCCAAAAGTAAGATACACAGTAGACATAAGGCCACAAATTTCTCATATTTTAAGAGAATTGACAGAAGTACTGTCTAGTAGAAAAGTTAGCACCTACTACCAAGATTATTCACTAATGGTTAGTGAATAAAGTATTTATTATTAAATCAAATTTATAGATGAACGAAACCACAAACTTTGGGTACCTAGGGTACACCTTCCAGCTAAAATTATTAAATCTAGTTATTACTGACAACACATTCTTCCAATCAATTATTGATGCTATACTACCAAAATATTTTGACAATCAATATTTTAGGTTAATAATGCAACTAATAAAAGAATACCATGAAAAATACCAAAGTGCACCATCGTTTGATGCTATAGACCAACTAACAAGAATAGAGATTTCTTCAGAAATGGCAAGAAAAAATATTTTTGATATGATAAAAGATATTAAAGAAGCTTCATTTGAGGACCATCTTTTTATTAAAGAAAAAGCTTTAAATTTTTGTAAACAACAAGAACTTAAAAAAGCTATTCGTAAGGTAGAAAGTATAATGGAAAAGGGTGACTTTGAAAATTATGATAAGTGTGAAGAATTAATCCGTGACGCTATTAAAATAGGCGACGGAGACCAAGGCAGCTTTGAAATTTTTACAGAATTAGAGAAATTATTAGAGGAAGATTATAGACATCCAGTACCTACTGGTGTAGATGGTTTAGATAATATACTAAACGGTGGGCTAGCTAAAGGAGAAATTGGTGTTATATTAGCACCTACAGGTGTTGGTAAAACAACTATGTTAACCAGATTTGCTAACACAGCATTTAACATGGGGTATAATGTATTGCAAATATTTTTTGAGGATAATCCTAAAATAATACAAAGAAAACATTTTACTTGTTGGACTGGTATACCTAATGATAAATTAAGTGAACATAAAGAAACTGTGTTGGATAAAGCTGACGAAATGAAAAAAACAGGAGGCAAGCTAATACTAAAAAAACTACCATCTGATGAGATGAGTATGTTGCAAATTAAAAATCAAGTAAGAAAAATTATATCAGAAGGTACAAAAATTGATATGATTTTAATTGATTACATAGACTGTATATTACCAGACCGTGCATTTAACGATGAATGGAAAGGTGAAGGTTCCGTTATGAGGAAATTCGAAGGAATGTGTCACGAACTAAATATAGCTGGATGGACAGCAACTCAAGGAAATCGAACTTCTATAAGTTCTGAAGTAGTAACTACTGATATGATGGGAGGGTCAATTAAAAAAGCTCAAGTAGGTCATGTAATTATATCAGTCGCTAAAACTTTACAACAAAAAGAACTTGGATTAGCTACTATAGCTGTTGTTAAATCTAGATTGGGTAAAGACGGAGTAATATTTGAAAATTGTAAATTTGATAATGGAACACTAGAAATAAACACAGAAACAACCCAAACCTTCTTAGGTTTCGAAGAAGAAAAAACTAATAGAAACAGAGAAAGAGTAACCAGAGCTCTACAAAGAAGAGAACAAATAATAAATAAAAATAATTAAGAAAAAT